TGGAAAATCGATGACCTCGAAGAGAAAGTGGAACAATTGCAAGATGCCTTTAGCGAAATTTAATTTTAGACCAGGAATAAACAAAGAAACAACAGATTATACAGACGAAGGTGGCTGGACTGATGGTAATCTTGTTCGCTTTCAATCTGGTCTTCCTCAAAAGATAGGTGGTTGGGAAAAGTATTCTGATAATACTTTTTTAGGTAGTTGCCGAACATTATTTGAATGGTCTGATTTTGACGGCAACCAATATGTAGGTGCAGGAACTAACCGTAAATTTTATGTTTTAAACGATGGTATTTATCATGACATTACACCATTAAGAGCTACACAAACTGTAAGTGATCCAATGACAACAAATGGCACAACTTCCGTGCGGTTTACTGTCGCATCTCATGGTTGTGCAACTGGTGATTTTGTAACAATATCAGGACTTTCAGCACCTGTTAATGGTATTCCAATAACAGAAATAAACGCAAATCATACAGTAGCTGTTGTAGATGCTAATAATTTTGATATAACAGTAGATACGACTGCTTCTGGTTCAACTTCTAGTACTGGAGGCTCTCTAACATTTAAATTTGAAATTCCGGTAGGAGAAGACCAACAATCATTATTAGGTGGTTGGGGAGCCAGTACATGGAACGCTGGTTCATGGGGATATGGTACTCCTTTAGCTGGATTTAGATTATGGAATCAGGATAACTACGGTGAAGACCTTATTATTAATTATCGGGGTGGGGCTATTTACCAATGGGATGAGTCTGGAGGGACGACTTCCCGTGCCACCGACATTACGGCTGATGCAAGTGCCAACCTCGCACCAACTAAAGCCAATCAAGTTATTGTATCTGAAAGAGATGGACATGTTATAGCACTTGGTGTTGATCCAATATCTGGATCGTCAAGAAGTGGAACAATAGACCCTATGATAATAGCAATATCTAACCAAGATAGTGCTGTTGATTGGGAAATAAGAACAGACGGTACTTCAACTGCCGATCAAATAGAATTAAACTTAGGCTCAGAAATTATTGGTGGTCTACAGACAAGACAAGAAATATTAGTATGGACCGACATCGCATTGTTTTCATTGCGATTCGTAGGCGGACCCCTTCCCTTTACCACTTCTCTCCTCGCTAGGGGTCCGTCGATTTTAGGACCTAATGCTGCTGTCAGTGGTGCTGACGCAACATTTTGGATGGATAAATCTAACTTTTATGTATATACAGGTTCTATTCAAGCATTACCTTGCACTGTTAAAGAATATGTATTTGGCGATCTTAACTACGATGAACGATATAAAATATTTGGTTTTTCAAATCAGACATTTGACGAAGTAGGTTGGTTCTATCCTTCTGCTGGTTCTAATGAAGTAGATAGATATGTAACATATAATTATGTTCAACAAACATGGTCTATAGGTAAATTAGAAAGAACAGCTTGGATTGATTACGGTATCTATCAAAAACCAAGAGCTGCAAAAGGTTCATCAACTGGATATGTGTATGCTCATGAAACTGGTTATGATGATGATGGTTCTCCAATGGATGGTGTGTTTGTACAATCTGGAGATATGGACTTACAAGATGGTGAGCAATTTTGCTTTTGTTAGTAGAGTTATACCAGACTTTAAATTTATTGGAGAAGATGGAGCAGGTGCACAAACTGTTGATTTACTTGTACGAATGCGTGATGCACCAGGTGGAAGTTTTGTTACTGACGCAAATGTTGCAGTCGATTCAGAAACACAAGTTAAGAATATTAGAGGGCGTGGCAGACAATTTGCTTTAAAAGTATCAAGTTACAATGATAGCTCACAAAACACAGCAAACAGATTGGGTGTAGGATGGCGATTAGGCTCTACACGATTAGATGTTAAACCAGATGGGAGACAATAATGCCAAGATATGACATAAGACAGGCTTTTTCTTCTCTTCCTCGTTTTAATAAAGATGATGTGGATGCTGATACTTTAAATAGGTTGGTTCGTACAATTGAACAAAACCTTTTTCAATTAGACTTAAATGTAGTACCTTCCTACACAACAACGGAAAGAAATAGTAGAAAATTTAGCCCAGGTGGGTTAATATTCAATACAACGATCGAAGTACATCAAGCGTACGATGGCAATGCTTGGCGAAATTTATATGAACAGGTGTTTTACCCAACAGGAGTAAGTGCCACAAGTTCATTAGGAACAATAACAGTGGTGACAACATAATGCTACCAGCAATAATAACAGGATCAAGAGCAGTAGCTCCTTATATTTCAAGAGGACTTCCAAGTTTATTTAACAAAGTGTCTTCCTTATTTGGTAGGGGAGCAGGGGCAAGTAAAGCAGCATCAAAATCAGGTTTAGGTTCTAGAATATTAGGAGGAATTAAAAGTATACCTTCTAAATTATTTAGTCCAGCAAGTTTAGGTCTTACTGGAGGACTTATAGCTGCTGATGCTTATATGTCTCCTAAAAGCGGATTATCAAAAGATATGAAAAATAATCCTCTTAGAGGTGTTTTAACAACTGCTGGAGGAATTGCCGGTCTTATGAGTCCTTTTGGAAAATTTAAAGCACTTGGTAATCTTGGTAAGGGACTTTTGGGAGCTGGTGCTGGTTATGGAATTGGTTCTGTTCCTGATTTACTTTCAGGAAAAAGTGGTTCTGGTCAAGCACAAGCTATGCCTAGTCTACAAAACATAGGACAAGGTATAACTTCTTTAGCTGGAAATTCAGAAAACTTACAAAATACATTATCAAATGTAGCAGGAATGTATGTTCAAGGTAAATTAATGGATGCACTAGGTTTTCCTCAAGCTGATCAATATGCAGATATGCAATTAAAAAATTATTTAGGTTCTGAATTACTTGGTGGTGGTTTTGAACAAATTCCTAATATTGGTTTATCAAGTGGTATGGGAAGCATTGGTCAATTTGATCAAACATCAAACACTTACGCTGATATAATTAACAATCCATATAAAGAACAAATAAAAAATGATTCTGGTATGACAGAAATTAGTGATGAAGATATTATTAATTTTATAGGAAAATTAAATGATAAAGAATCTGATGTCTATGATGATGATGGTAAATTAAAACCAGAATCTATAAGAATGCTTATGCTTGTAAGAGCATTACAACAGCCAACTAATTTACCAATTAGAAATGCACAAACAAATGCACAAGCAAGAAACGCACAAGCGAGAATGGATATACAAAATCAATTAGGTGGAAAATTTAAAACAATTGATCCTAATCAATTATATCCTACTTACGCACAACCTAATGTTCCAATTAACACACCTAGAATGGGTTATGCCGCTGGTGGTGTAGCTAATTTAATAAACGGTGGAGCAGCTAATGGTCCAGGAACAGGAACAAGTGATTCTATACCAGCAAGATTATCAGATGGTGAGTTTGTTATGACAGCTAAAGCTGTTAAAGGAGCCGGTAATGGAAATAGAGCTCAAGGTGTTAGAAAAATGTATGAATTAATGAATAGTTTGGAGAATGCATAATGGTTGATGAAACATCTAACAACGGGATTACCTCTCGCAACAGATTATATACCTCAAGGTGAGGTTGCATATCAAATGGCTGACCCTTACATAAGGGCTCTTCAAGAATTTTTATTTAATCAAGCCTATGCTGTTTCTTCTAATCCCCCTCCAATTGAAGCACTTACAACTCAAATTGCTCCATTTAACCCTTTAGAGCAAAGAGCTTTAGATTTAACCTCAGTGGGAGTAGGTTCTTATTTACCTTACTTTAATAGGGGAATAGAAGTAACTGAAGGTGCTCTTCCTTTTATTGGAGAAGGTGCTGCTGTAATGAGAGATGCTTATCCTCTTTATGGCGANGCAGTTATGGGTTTAAGAGACGCTGCTAACTTAGCAAGAAGTGGACTACAACCAACTGAAAGAGGAATTTACGAAGCGATTAATATGCTTAACGCTGGACTTGGTTCTTTTGATCAAAAAGCAGCTAACTATTATATGAATCCATATGTTAATGCTGTTCTAGAAAATCAATTAGAAGATGTAGATGAATTTTATAATCAAAAAATAACAGACTTAAATACCCAAGCTGCCGGTGCTGGTTTAAGAGGTTCTGCACGAGCAGGTTTATTAGGTTTACAACTACAAAAACAACAACAAGAAGCAAGACAAGATGCTATTGAAAGAGGATTAGGCACAGCATTTAATCAAGCACAAAATCAATTTAACTTAGAACAACAGGCATTAAGAACAGGTGCCCCAACTATGGCTAATTTAGGTCAATCCTTTGGACAAACAAGAAGTGGCTTAGCAGCTTTATTATCTAATTTATCAACAGGTGTTGGTAATTTAGGAACTAACTACACAGGTTTAGGACAAGGTTTAGGAAACTTTGCTCCTGCAATGGCAAATCTTGGTGGTGCATTTAATCAATATGGTAATAATTTACAAGGATTACAATTTAATGACATTAATGCTTTAACTTCTGCTGGACAAAGAGCAAGAGCTTTTGAACAAGCTGTTTATGATACGCAAAGATCAAACGCTATGAGTATATATATGGACCCATTAAACAGAACTGCGTATCAACAAGGGTTCTTAGGAATGTCTCCTAATACAATGAGTTATGGTATGCTCCAACCACAAGGCCCAAGCCCAATGCAACAAACATTTGGTAATCCAAGTTACACTTCTCAATTTCCTACGGGAGAAACTGGAGGCGAAGGTGGATTCTTTAATAACGCTTACAATTATTTCTTTGGATAATAAATTATGAATAACCCACCAATTATAAAACCAAAAATATTAAACATGGCAAGTAAATTTGCTAAAAGCCCTGCTGGAAAAGTAGTAGGTTTTTCCCCAATGGGAAGAGCAGCAATGGGTATTTTAGGTTTAGGAGCGGTTGGGCCATCAGTTATTAACGCTATGGATAATGCTGAAGAGCGTTCTGCAAATTTACCAAAAGATGTTGTTCTTGCAGGAGGTGGAACTGATGCTATCATTTCAGATTCTCAACCTTTAGAAATACAAGATAGATTAAATAATCTTACAAAAAGTATAGCTGCATTATCCGGACAAGAAAAAAAGAAAAAACCAAAAGAAGTAAAAAAAGATGAATTAGCAGAATTTGATGACGCTAAAGAATTTAAAAAATGGATAAAAAAGAATACAAGAAAAGATAAAAAGACAGGTGGATTATTGTTTCAACCTTTAGGTGGAGCTGAAGTTGCTATTGATAATACCCCAGAAACAAATGTTTTATTGTATGAAGTATTTAAAGAGCAAACAGGAAGAACTGGGGAAGCTGCTGATGCTGTTGTTAATATGGATACAGAATCATTAAGTGAATTACAACAAGACCCGTTTACATATACATCTAAAGCAGATTTTGCTGATACTTTAAAATTATTAAGAGGTCAAGATTTACCACCAGAAAAAGCGTCTAGTTTTCAAAATATAGCAAGAGGAGTTGGTCAGGTAGCAGGAACTGGATTAGGTTTATTAACTCCGGTAGGAAAAGTTAATAAAGTATTAAAACCCTTAGCCAAAGCTATTCCGGCAACTTTGGGTTATATGGGTGGTGATAAAGCAGCAAAATTTCTTACAGGGTATCCAGATGAAGAAGGAACAACAAGTGGTCAAACACCAAGAGCAGAGGAGTATGCTGAAGCTGTAGCTGGAACTATGCCAATTGATTATTTTGATCCTGGTGGAACAGACACTAGATATCAAGCAACAAAAAATTTAGCAAGAATGGAATACGAAGATCAGCAAGCCGCTAACACACAACAATTAGCTTTTAGAAAATCAGGAACAAACGATCCTTATGAATTAACACCTGTTCCTATTACTCCTTTTGAAATACAAGAAATGAGTAAAGCTGGATATGAATTTGGACCAGCACAATTTGCTGATGAAGTGTTTACGAGAGAAGCTATATTAGCAGGAAGAGATTTAAGTGGCCCTTCTCAAGCAGAAATAAGAGAAGCTGAACTTAACAATCAATTAACTTTATCAAAGATAGACTAAAAATTATGCCGCTTTAGAAGAAGGAGAAACAGGCTCACCCCTTACTTTTAAAAAAGCATTTAAAATAGAATTACCTGGAATGTATTCTACAGCTTCTAATGAAAGATTAAAATATGATGTAAGGTTGTTAGAAAATGAAGAAGGTGATTCTAAATTTAAAGCTGATTTAAATATAGCTCCTATTCTTTCAGAAATTTATAAAGCAGAAAATTATTCTCAGCAAACTCAAGATGAACTTAATGAAGTTAAAAATTTAATTGGTCCAGATACTGTGGGATTAGGACAAGAAACAAATAAAGTTATTAGAGGTATTAACGCTTTAAGTGGAGAAACTAGAAGAAGAGATATAGACATAAAATTTGAAATAAACNCTGAATCAGGTGAAGTACTTACTGATGAATATGGTCAACCAATTTTAACAGAAGAATCTAAAGAAATAGCTGCCGAAGTATTAAGTCGATGGGCAAAAAGATTTACTGCACAAAACATTACAACATTACTAGGTGAATCTAACAGAACAATATCTGACGCTGATAGAAAAAGAGCCGATGATATTGTTAATGTTTTAGGTACATTTAGTGACATTACATCTGTGTATATAGCATTAGATCAACTTATTAAAATATTTGAAACACCTTCTAAAAATGCAAATGTTGCATTACAAGCTCTATATGCACAAGGAGAGCAAAGTGGATACCTTGATGAAATATTAAAAGCAGAAGAAAATTTAACTAGTGAAATGAAAAGAGGAGGAACTGAATTTTCAACTCCTAAATCAAGTAGATTACAATTTCAAGAAATAAGTCAAAGCGACATACCAAAAGATAAAATTGTTAGAACAATTGATTTAATTGGAGGGTCTTAATGGCTGTTGAAAAATTTTATAAAGGTGCTGACGGGGAGTATTACAAAGTTATTCAAAAAGAAGAAAACTTAAACCCTGAAGAAGAATCAAAAGTTCGCAATACTTTACAAGGTGAAAGAAAAAGCACTGGCAAAATCATTAAAAATAAAAATCTTTTAACAAAAAAAGGTAGAAGAATATATAAAGATAAAGATACTGGAGAAAATTATTCAGAAAGAAGCACGACATTTCAAATGGATAATGGAAAATGGATAACGATTCCAACTGTTAATACCACTGGCGGTCAGTATAATCAAAATTTTTTAGAAGATTATGTAAGGAAGAATGGTGCTATAGACCCTTTAACTGGAGAATCTTTACCTACATTTGATAGTGAGCCAGAAGCAAGTTCTTACGCAAGAAAAAGAAGTGACTCGTTAGTTCCAAAAAAACAAAAAAGTATATTTAATGAGTCTGGAAAGTTTAAAGGTGCTGACTATAAAACAGGTGTTCAAGGTAATCTTTTAAGAATGCGATTATCTGGTGATAATTTTCAAGAAAGAGCAAAAGCCTTAGAAAAAAATGTAGGAAAAGATGGTTATGTTGTTGATAAATTAGGAAACTTTTTATTAACACCAAAAGGTAGAGAAAAAATTGGACAACCTGGTAAAAATTTACTTGCAGTAGATGCTGCTGGTGTTGAGGTAGAAGATTTTTTTGGTGATTTTGTTGGAGAATATGGATCGGTAACACTTTCATCAATTGTTGGTGAGGTGGCTGGTCAAAGAGCTTTTGAAGGAGCATTAAGAGATAAAACAAAATTTGGTAAATTTTTAAGAAAAGGTCTTTACGGAAAAGCACATGGTTTAAAAGGTTTATTTGGTGCTACTAATGTAGCTCAAAAAGGTTTAAGAACAACTGCAAAATTTGGTATACCTGCTTTAGGTGCTGGTGCCGGTGCTTATGTTGGTAATACTTTAAACGAAGCTCAACAATACATGAGAGATATTTCTTCAGAATCAGCAGAAGAAATTAGAAACAGAGGTCGACTTGAATTTGCGTTGGGTGGTGGTGCTTCGTTAGTAGGTAATGCAATTACAAGAGGTATAGGAAGACTTGCAAAAGGTGCGGCTGATGCAAAACAAGTTAAAGCTGCATATGGAGAAAAAGCCTACGAAGAATGGTTAAAGACAGGAAAATTAAAAGCAGAACCAGGAAGTATAAGAGATAGAATAGAAAGAGGTTATTTAGTTGATATATTTAACGATCCTAAGTTTTCTGCACCTGTAAGGGGTAGAATGATTGCTCTTATTGAACAAATAACAAAATCAGGATCACAAAAAGAAATAGCTAATGTGAAAAGTGCTTTAAAAGAATTAAGAGCACAATTTCCTGAAGAGTTAAAAGATTTTACTGATAAACAATTAGCGGAGAACATTGAATTAATTGTTAATGGTGAAGGAAAAGCCTTAGCAAATGAAGCTGCTAAATACAGAAAAGAAATCGCTGGTGCTATTTATGATCAACTATCAGGCATATTAGAATTAAATCAGGCTGGTAAAGTTGGTATAAATGATTTAAGTGAAATGTATGATGTTGTTAATCAAGCGGCAGGTGCTGCAAGTGTTCAAGCTATTGAAATGGCTGACATATTATCAAAAGCAGGTTTTAAAAATATAGAAAATTTATTTGTTAATTTTGATGAAGCATTAGGTATGGGGGGAAAAATACCAGAACAATTTGATAATGTAACTCCTGAAATGGCAAATCAACTAAATTATATAGAAAAGATAAAAGGAAATACTAATGTTAAGAATTTAAAATTTATTTTAGATGAAGAAGGAGTTCCATTTTTTATAACGGGACAAAGTCCTGCTCAATTTATAGGAACTCAAAACATTAGAGAAGCATTAAAACAATTAAAAGTAGCATTTCCAAACGCCACAATAGAACCTGGCGGTCCTTTAGGAAAATTATGGGACGATATTTCACTAGAAATGGCCGGTGAACAACCTCAACTTTTATTTATAAGTCCTAATGAATCTAATTTGTTAATACAGGAGATGAGAAGAATAGCATTAGAAGGTGTACAGGGTTCTAAATTTGATACACAAAGATTATGGACAGCAGCAATAACAGATAATGAAATTGCAACAGCACAATTAGAAAATCTTATACGAGGAGTAAAACAAGGAAAAATTAAATTACCTAAAAATGTATCGCCTGATGAAATGTTAAAAGGTCTTAATCAATTAGATGAATATACTGCCGCTGTAAAAGCTATTACAAATGATAATAAAGAAATAAAAAATATGTTTGATGCATATGGAATTGGTCAAATGGCAATTGCCGCTGCTAGAAAAGAAAAACCATACAAAACTATAATGGATGCTATTTTAGATGTTGATTCACCAGAACAAATGGAAACATTTATTGATTTCTTTACAGAGACAATAAAAAAAGATCAAAGAAGAATTTTTGAAGTAGACGATTTAAGTGGTGCTGAATACAAAGAGTTAGTTGAAACAGGTAAAGATTTTGGTTTAACAACATCTCCTGGTAAAAGAGGGGTTGCAAAAGAAGCTATTGAAGGTAAAGGCCCTGTTCAAAGTCAATCACTAAAAGAAGATATTACAAGAGGAAGATCAGGCGAAAAGGTACACACTAGAAGAAAAAATAAATTTTGTTGATAAAGAAATGTCTTCTAAAGAAATAGGAGACTTTGCTAGAAACGAAATTAAAAAAGCTCTTTTTAAAAGAATGCTGGATGATAATGGACAAATTACTTTAGATAATATTACAAAAACAATAGATCAACTTGGTGGTAATGGGTTTGGAAATCCAAAATCACAAGGTAGGTCATCTTTAGAAATTTTATTAGGTGATGATACAGCTGATGAATTAATGAAGTTTAGCGATGAATTAGGAACCATAAGAAGAGGAGAGGCTGCAAATGTTCCTGAATCAAACCGCTCAGAGTTTAAGAAGCGGTTTAGCTCAAATAAACGATGAAATGTTAAATTTTACAGGAGATGTAAAACCTTTAAACAAAGCATTAAATGAATTTAATGAAGCAAAACGCTGAATTAAAACAATTTCAAAGCGAACAATTTTATAAAAGAATGCAAGCTAACGGCTATAAATTAGAAAATGATGCCGATGTTCAAAGTTTTATTAATGATGTTTTAAATGATACAGTTTCTACAGGAACCATTAATAGAATATTTAAACAATTAGACCCAGATACAAAACAAGCTATTCAAATAAGATTAATAGATAATTTTATGGAAAATGCATCATCTGGAATTACTTTTAAAGATAGAAATGTTGCAGACTGGTTATTAAATATAGATAATCAAGCTGACTTAACAAAATTTTTTACTAAACTATTTAAAACAGCTCCTGATAATGCCAAAAGATTTGACATAATTTTTGATGGAGTTGACGAAAATCCATTTAGAGCTTTTCAAAAAATAAAACATGCAGCTGAATCATCAAATCAAAAAAGTGGTTTAGGAACATTAGTAGGAGCAACAATGGCTATTGCTATATCTACTGCACCTGCTTTATTTTTAGCAGGTAGTCTAGGTTTAGGAAGTTTTCTTTATCTTATGGGGTCTTTTGNTTTAATGAAAGTTATGGCAAANATGTTAAGAAAACCAGCAGTATTAAAAACATTATCAGAAGCTAGAATACCTCAAAAAGGAAGTATTTCTCAAAAAATTAATGACTCTTCTAATGCTTTTAATAAAAACTTTTTATAATAGTTTAAGAGAGCAAGAAGACGATATTAAAAAAGTAGTGAGTGGCCAAAGATCAAGAATAAATACACAAAATCAAGGGCCTGTTGGTAAAACAGCAGATAGACTTTATGACACAGGTCAAGAAGTTGTAAATAAATTACCTAGTGTAGCTACTAATTTAGCTAGACAAGCANGAAGAATTATTGCTCCAACAAGAGTTTCATCTACACCACTACCACAAGTAAACACTTTTGATGATACAATATATTCAGAGCTTGAAAGACGAAGGGCTCTTGCTGGAAACAACCCAAAAAATCAAGATTTGGTGAGGAGAAGATAAATGCCACCTTTAACCAATCCACAGCTTTTTCCAAAATCATCTTCTGCTTACGGATATAGAAGCCCTTCACGAAGAAATGTTTTAAGTTCTGATATTGTAGGATTATTACAAAGAGACCCAAGAGGAAGTGCAAAAATACCTACTAGCGGTCTTCCTTCTTATGCTTATGCAGACCCTAGTTATAAAGGTGTTCCTTTAAGGCCAGGTGTAGGATTAGGAACAGGACAAGGTGTAACTTTTGGAGGCACACCTCCAGGTCTTGCAGGTAACACACCAGTGCAAAGTTATAATCCTATGGATAATTTAGGTTATGAATCTGGAACAATGGGTTTTGGAACTCCATCATTAGGAGACGCAGTAAAAGATGCTGTAAAAATTGGAGCCGCTACTACTGGTGTTGGAACATTATTAGATTATGCTGGATTACCAACTCTTGGTCTTGCATCAATGAAAGGTAATATGGGTTCTTTAAATCCTTTAAATTGGTTTAAAAATGAACCAGGTTTTCTTGAAAGTGCTGGCGGAGCTATAAGCAGTGGAATTTGGAAGTTTTAGGAAATTTATTATCAAGTAGGATTGCAGACACAATGTCGGTAGCAGGCCCAGCTGGAGTAATAAGTTCAAACGCCGCAGCAGGTATGAGTGCTCCTGGAGTAGCTGGTACTGGTGTCCTTTATGATGCAAATATGAATCCAATACGACCTGGTCTTATTGATGGTTTTAAAAAACTTTTTGGTTTTGGTGATGATGCCGCTGACGCTGCTGTTGAATTAAGTTCAGCTTATGGACCACAAGGAAGTCCTGGTTTTTTCCAGCAAGTAGGAAATTTCTTTAACGCACCTCGATCTTGGATTCCTGGTGTTTCAGGAACTGGATCGAATGCTACTGGATTTTTAGGCGGCGGAAACCCTGGTCAAGGTATAACAAGTATAGGTAATGTTCTCGGAACTGTTGGTGGTGTATTATCTTTAGCTGACTTTATTGACGATCCATCTTTAGCATCTGGTCTTGGAACTTTAGCGGGAGCTGGTGCTTCTGGTATAACTGGATTGTCTACAACAGCAGCTGGAACACAAACATGGCTTGGNGCAGCAGCTCCGTGGCTTGCTGGTGCAGCCTTAGTTGCTAGTTTATTGATGAATAAAAAACCATCTAACAAAACTGGTTACACATCAATTGACTTAGATGAGTTCAAGCCATTAAGTTTTGGTATGGAAGGTAAAAAGTATAGTAAAGAAAATGTAAATCAAACATCTAAAATAATGGAACCAATAATTCCTTTAATTCAACAATTAGAAGAACAATATGGCGTTGATTTAAAAGGGGATATTCAAATTAACTATGGTGGTAGAGATGGTCTTGCATATAACATAGGTAATAGAGATGTTACAGGATTTAGAAATAGATTAGATTATTTTGATGGTAGAGATCAA